TAACACCCACGCCCCGGCCATCAACCGGGGATTTCTTTTGGAATCCAACCGGAAAGCGTGATCCAAACTGCTGAAGCCAACGTTTAAGCTAGTGTAAGACACGAAAACCCTGAACCTGAGAGGCGAAACAATGAGCACACACGAACCACGAGTCAGCGGCACAATTGAAAACGGCTTTTACGCTTTGATTGTTCGCATCGACAGAGACGGAGAAGAAAACGTCATCAACGGATTCGCAAGGCATTATAAGACGCGCAAAGCTGGCGAACGTGCAGCAGCAAAATACATTGCGAAAATGGAAGCACTGCGAAACAGCTAATCTGGGAAATCTGAAAGAATCCAACCCAAAAGCGTGATCCAATCCGCTGAAGCCAACGTTTAACCTAGTGTAAGACAAAGAAAACCCTGAACCCCTGAGAGGACAACGACGATGAGCACTTATTTCAATGACTTTTGGAATAACAGCGACGTGCGAACCATTTGGATCGTAACGACGGGCATTCCGAGCGGTGTGACACTAACACACGACACTGACACAGATTTCGACGACGACTTCTGCGACTTGGCTGAGTTCACTCACGAGCAGGACTGGCTGGGCGAATTGGAAGGCGAAGTAATTGGGGACCAGTGGTGCTGGAACGGCGACGGACACCCGAAGTTCTTAACAAACAGCGTTTTGAACGTGAAAGTTCAGCGAGCATAATCACCAACGCCCCGGTTCGCCGGGGATTTCTTTTGGAATCCAACCCAAAAGCGTGATCCAATCCGGCCAGCTCCGGTCCCGGCCTTGAACCGGGTTGGCTTTTCACCACCACCACCAAGGAGAAGGACAAATGACAACTGAATATAAATTCCACTTGGAGCAACGAATCAACGCAGTGGCACGCGGCAGGACGATTCCAGGCACAGAAATCTATTGGGACGAATCAGATCCGGACAACATTGGTCCAGCCTATCGCGACGGCATCGAATCAGGGCCTTTGGATTTTAATGGATGGGACGGCCCGACCGATGGCACGGAAAACGACACGTACAGCCTTGCAGCCTATTTCGTCCTGAACAATGCCTACAGAGGCCCCGATCAGCACGACGTTTATCCCACGTTTAGTATGTAGTTTTCACCACCACCACGCAGGAGAAGGACAAATGAAGAAGACATACGCGCACAACGTGAAGGACGAAGCCGATATTATCACTGCGAAAAATGACGTAATCAAAGCCGCAAAGTCGATGGCGTTCAACCTCAAGGATTACGAGTACTCCGTTAAGCTGATCAGTGTGGGAATTTACACGAAACTCGTTGATACCGTTGATCGTCTGGAATCTGCCGAACTCCGCGCCAAGGATGAATACGTTGCACGATACGGTGATCCTGACTGGGTTGCCGATAACACCACGTCAATCGGGCACTACGAGGGGATCAAATAATGGACACCGAACGATTAAAGCCAGGTACGATGGTATTTTGGGACAGCCAGAAGCCGTGGTGGATCATAGAATGGCAGGAGAATAACGGCGAAGGTTGCTATTGGGTTAACCACGCATGGGGCCACTGGCGTACGGCACGGCACAGCGAATTGAGCTTTCATCCCCGAAACATGGAGGATTTCTATGTCGAACTCAGATGAATCTGACGACAAAGCGGAACATGATCTCAATTGGGCCGTGAATTACACGGACTGCTCGCCGGGAGCAATCAAAGCAATGGCCTGGATGATTGAATATGGCAACCTGTTGGATTCACGGGAGCGGCTGGTTGCTGGCGTTGGGATGATCCTCAGCACCATGAGCCGGAAAGACATCTCGATCAGCGTGGGATTTGGCGAAGTCATCCGCGAAGGGAAAACCAAATGAGTAATAAAAAACCCGCCAACCCAGTGGGAAGGCCGTCAACCGCCCGGTTACTGTTGTCGCCAGAAGTACGGGCATTCCTCAAAACAAAACACAATCAATCCGTTTTTGTGGACAGTCTTATTCGGCGCGACCTCGGATTTATTCAGGGCAACTGGAAAGGGTTTGACATTACGGCGGCGGAAGATTAGAGTCGTAACCGCAGTGTATGAGACTGTCAGAATCACGTCCGGGCAACCCGGATATTTAACGCTCAGTGTGCTCATACCGCGCTGGGCGTTTTTTCGTCGTCACGATTACCAAGGGCGGCAAACAGGTGCGACCATGTATTTGAGTCAAAATAACCAAGGGTGTGCCCTACTCTCAACCCTTGCACCTGTTATGAGTTTTGCTGGAGCGTCAGTAACGGCTGACGTAGGAACCCAAACCCCCCAAACCCAGGCGCTGTCCAAACCCCGACAACCTGGCCAGTAGTATCACCGGGCTTCCGACTCATATCGTAATTAATATAGTATGTTGGCACTGGTTGCTTACTACTGGATAATGGGACCGTTGTAGATGGATCAGTATATTGCACTTGTGATGGCAGTTTTCCCGGAAGCTAAGATTTACACGGTAATGGAGCGGCCATCTGCTAAGGTATAACAATGGAACATATCGGCGCATCATATGACGGCGGGGAGTATAACGTTGTTTTCCTTAATCCGGACCAGGCGGAAATCATCATGAGCGATGATGATAAGGACTCTGCAATTGATTATGCGTTGCTGTGCATATATGACGAAGATACCGTCGCGAGCGTGCCAGTTAAAAAGTTGGCGAAGTTCACGTTGTGGTCGTTGCAGCGGTTGGGTGCTATCGAACAGTGTGTGCAAGGGGACTTAGACAAACAGTGATGGACTCACCATGTCGTATTGTCAACAGTTTTTCATTTGCTCGCTGATCGTTCTCGCCGCCGCCGCTGCAGTGTGTATCCCTCGCATGTTGCCAGATGCCCCGGAACTGCAGGAAGTGGACGGCGATAGCGGCCTGACTTACCAGATTGATTTGCTAATTATTGACGGCAAAAAATTCCTTTACATCAGCAACGGGTTCAGCGCGGGCGTCATACCGTTGTCAGACGTCAACGGCAGGGTTCCACGAGAGAATATGCGAGGCAATTAATGACTAACCCGTTCGCATTATGTTCTGTGTTTTTTGTCCTTGGCGTAACCGTTGGGCATTACACGAGCGAAGGCACTAATTACGACAGCCGACTCCGTGATGCTAATACTGCTACGATCATGGAGCTGGGTGCAGTTGCTGCCGTGATGTATAACAACACCGATACAATGATGCGGTATAGCCATTACACTGAAGGACACAGCGTTGCGTTGTTGGCATGTCCGGAGTGTGGTGATAGCGATGCTGATCACATGGAGCCCGACGCATTAGATGCCGAATATGCCGACACAAAACCGGACCAGAATGCTATTGAGGATGCTCGTGAGATTACGTTGTCGGTTTCTACTATGCGGGAACATTTGGTGATTCAGGGTGAAGCGTTAAGGCATACACTTGAGCAACTTAGGAAAGCACAGGGAACAAAATGAACATCATCAAAATTATGCTGGGTCACAAAAAGCTGACTGCCGTCATCGTGGCAATTCTCGTGGCGTTCTCGTCTGAGTTTGGGCTGAACATCCCTGAAGAGACAATCACAAAAGTTATTCAGGCGTTGATGGTTTACATCGGTGGTCAGGCGTTCGCTGACTGGGGTAAAGAGGCCGTGAAGGAGGCTAATAAAAATGGCGGTTGATTGGGTGTTATTGATCGGCGTTGGGTTGATTGTGTTGTCATTGAATAGCATTGCAGGCAATGCCGGTGCGTGGAGGCAAACGCATATGTTTGCGGGCATTGCCGGCGTGTGTATGCTTGGACTCAGCCAATATGATCCTGCGCTGCCTGTTGTCCGTTATGATTCGGTTGGATTAGCGTTCAACCAATACGAAAGTGACTGGCGAGATAACGCGCAGACTGCGGCGGACTCATTAGATTCTGGGACGCTTAAAACTGACATAGCCGTCCGGGAATTTCTGAGTACCGAAAACATAGCAGCACGCCGACGGGCATTTAAAGATATTGCAAAACACGAATCAGAAGTGTTAAGTGAATGGACGCCTGAATCGCACATCACGATTCTAAGGAGTTATTCCAAATGAATTATTCAGATTGGCTATATGATCAGGAGGACGAAGAATTGTTTTCGGGGCTGCATCCGTTGCCTCCGCAATGGGCAGAGTTTGGGCGTCCTGCAGAAGTGAAAATTGATTGGCATAAGAACGAAAATCAAGGACGGCTTGGGAGCTGTCAGGGCAATGACTTAACAAGCTGCCTTGAACGTTTGGCGATGGTTCGTGGAGAGTCTGTTCAACTGTCAAGAATCTTTGCGTATCTGGCAACTCAGAAAATCGACTCATTGCTTGGTTCGGATCGTGGCTCAACAATTTCGGGCGGTGTTAAATTAGCTCTGTCCACGGGCGTGCCACCGGAAAAGCTAACAGGCTATCCGAAGCAATATCCATCGCGCAGCAGTCGTAACGAGATTCTTAAGCAGGAACATTATGATTTGGGCATTCCATACAAAGCCACGTCATCATGGCGTGTGCCACAGTCTCACGATGAGGTATTGAGCTTTATCGGCGGCGGCGGCGCAATCACGTTTGGTGTTAGGTGGTATAGTTCTCTGATCCCAGGCGATCGCATCGTAAAAACGTTTTCGCCGGGAAGTTCAAAGGGTGGTCATGCAATGGCCGTGTTAGGTTATGATCTTGATGGCAATTTGATTGCAGTGAATAGCCACGGTGACGGACCTTATAAGATTATGCAGGGGGCATGGTTGCAGATGCTAAATCACCGCTACACACGAGCGGTCGGATTGTTAGGCACATCACAGCCGGATCCGGTGGACTGGTACAATCAGTCTCCATATTATGATTGATGAAAATGTGGAATAAAATCAGTCCGCGATGGGTCGACGTCGCGATCGTGGTTTGCGTGATTGGCGCATTTGCTGTAGCCATTGGGACGCACAGAATAGGACCAAAGAAGCCTGCGATTGAAGTGGATCCCTTAGAAAGCGTTATTCACACGTTATCGGGACGGATGGCTGATCGGTCCGCAGTTCAGAATCAGCGACTGATCGGGATTATTGATCGATTGCGGCGAATTGAGGCGTCTGTTGTCCCGGACCCCGCCAAGCCAGTCACGCCAGAGGCTTCAAAGCCCGTTAAACCGTCCCCAGATGCCCCAGAACAGACTCGGATTGAAAACGCGGCACCTACTATTAGGCTTTACACGGCGGACCCTGGGTGGAGCTGCGGGCCTTGCAACAATCAGCACAAACAGCTGAAGGCCAATACACCAGCGTTTGCGTACGATGTGATCTACTGCCCGCGTGACGGGAAGTCTCCAACTGGCCGATATCCGTGCTGGGAGATTATTACCGACGGCAAATCCGTGACATATCCGGGCGTTCAGACAACGTCCAGGCTTAATCAGTTGGCCAGCCCAAAGAGGGTGCAGCCGGTATCAGTTTCAGGTCAGTTTTGGACCATGATTGAACTTAGGGATTGGATACGCAGCAACTACAACCAAAACACCCGATTGACTGCCGATGTTCAGCCACGATCAAGCGTGTGGCAACACCTGAAAGAGCACCGGCACAACTTTAAATCAAATCAAGTTAGCGGGCTGTCACAATGGGAAGCACTGGCATTGCATGACGCGGCACATGACGGAAGGATTAGGCCACAGAAATGATCTGGAAAACGATAGAATTGTCATCAGACGTTTCTGGCAAACTCCGTGGCATTGTTCAAACGCTGTTGACCGGCATTGTGGATTTCGACAATACAAAGATAATTCTGGCCAAGGAAATCGGATTTCTTGTCCACCGGAAAAGCGATCATATTGAATTAACGTGGTCGCCTGCTATTAAGTCCGACGCACCGGGGATGATTGATCCGGACCTGATTTGTGCAAGGCTATATGAAGGCAAAGCGTTGATTGATTTACGGGTTGGATCATTACGGATTGACTATAGTGAAAACAATCGATCAATTGACGGCTGATCAGATCGTTGCCAGCAATCAAGAATTGTCGTTTGCTATTATGGGCGCTGCTGATGATGCCGGGACGCCTGAACAAGATATGCCGCAAGCAAGGCGGTGCGCTGCTTACTTGTACTGTTCCGGATGGACTGACCGGCAATTGACCGTTGCATATGGCGGCGAAGAAAAGAAACATTCAATCAAAGCTAGGCGACGTGATGCTGTAAAAGACCTGCAGCGTTTTGGTTATCTCCCTACTGGTTGGGAATGGTTCCTTTTACGTTGGGTTGTATTGCCATTTCTTAGCAGTTTCATATCACGTATTATTTTCGACAGGATATGGTCAGACGACGCACACAAAACGAATTAGAATTACTGGAATATCGGATTAGGTATAGATTGCATCGACTGGACGAACAGGCAGCTATGCACCACAGGTGCAACTTAACTAAGGGCTGGCGTCGATGGGCTAATTCAAGAGCGACTAGTCATAGGCAACGGCATGCGAACGGTAAGAAGCAAAAGAAACGGATAGAACCTGACACTATGCGTGAGAGGATGACCTTAGAGATAAGGGCACTGGATGCCGCGCAAAAAAGGAACGAGAAAACAACGTGGGAACGTTGGGCCGAAACAGCGTCGATCAACGTCAACAGGCGAGCGCGTAACGCTGCTGGGATTAATGGCAATGATTAAGGGCCAAGGTTATAAGTGTGCCATCACAGGGGTAGAGCTGGACCATAAGACGGCAACGGTTGACCATACTGTCCCTCTCAAGTATGGGGGGGCTAACTGCCTCAGTAATGTGCAGGTGATACATGACGCCATAAATAGGATGAAGGGCACGCTATCAATGGAGGAGTTTACCTACTGGTGTGGGATGGTAGCTAATGCCGAGGACGCCTAAGACATTCGACACGCCTAAGGTAATACGTGGCACTAAGCAACAGCGTGGCTATGGTGGTACATGGGAACGTGTTAGCAGGGGGTATAGGTCAACGCACCCCATATGTGAGGTATGCAATGACGATACAAGCATGGCAGTCCATCACATCATTCCATTCAATGGGATCGATGATCCATTGCGGTTAAGCATCAACAATCTACAGGCCGTGTGCCTTCGTTGTCATTATGATTTACATGGAAGGGCGGTGATCCATTAGGTTCTCGGTCGTTGTACGCTGTTTGTTCATTAGGTGTTCACTGTGCGTTCACTAGGCAATTCATTGGTCAAGCATCAACGTGATTCACTGTGTGTCCGATTGTGTTACACATTTGTTTAAAGTGTCCGCATGTAATGAGAGGGTTAGCGCTAAAACGTGCGCACCATCACCCTGGTATCAATGTGACACGTCAATGTGACAGTTGACACCACTCTGACGTCACCCTATCACCCTATATGGCATGGGCCTGATACCACCAGCCTGGTATCAACTTGACGTCACCCTATCACCCCAGGGGGGTTAAAAAGATAGTACGTGGGTGCCTCTCAGAACCTTCCCGCCAGGTCGCATAAGAAAATGGCGAATTTATTGCTTTCCTAACGTAACATTTGAAAACTAAGAATGTGATCAATCTGATGACACTTACAAAAATTCGCGGCGTGTCAAAATGTCACAAAAACGTTCGCTAGTGTTACACTTTTGACTCAAAGCGTACGCTTGCCAAAAGGACAGATTCAATGAGAGGATGCAGTATGCCAAAACAGGACGCAATCAAAATAGCACAGGACACGTTGCGGGAATGTAAATGGTGTTTTGCAAAACTACTGACACACAGGAGTTCGTTTTGTACCAAGGAATGCAGTGACAAATACTGCAATTTTAACAGATGGCCGCCGCCTGTCCTGTTGTTAAATAGGTGTATGAATTGCGAGCAAAGGTTTACGGCAACTGGATTTAGAAAATATTGTAGTGATGATTGCCGTAAAAATTATGATGCAAAACATCCGGCAGGAAATTGCAAAGGCTGTGGATCTCATTTCTTTTGTAGAGAAGTCAGCGGAAAGGAATACTGTTCCAATTGTAAAAGACCAGTGTGTGAAATTGACTGTCAAGATTGCGGAATAACTGTTGAAAAACGTGGAGGTCAAACAACTCGTTGTGTTGATTGCCAAAAACGTAAAGTCAACAGGGCTTGGATAAGAGCCCGTCGAAAACGGCAGAAGAATAGACAAAAAGTAATTGAGCCAATTGGTGTCCGTCAGTTATGGATTAGAGATCATCAAACCTGTCAGCTATGCAAAAAGAAAATTGATTGGGAATTGAAATGGCCAGATCGTATGTCAATGTCTGTTGATCATATTATACCTATATCATTTGGCGGAACGGATGAGGCTATTAACGTTCAGGCTTCTCACTTGAAGTGCAATCTTCGTAAACATGCCACCGGCGGTTCTCAAATGAGGTTGTTCGGATGACTGCAGGAAGACCACGAGTACCTGATGCGATTAAGATTGCCAGAGGAACGCTGCGCAAGGACAGGCAGAACAAAAATAAACCAAAGGTGCAGGGCATACCCAAGCGTCCATTCCCGGCTAGATCTATTGAGGGAAAGAAGTGGGATGAGGTAGTTGACGGACTGCAACGATTGGGCTTGATTGATGAGATAGACGGAACGAATCTGGAGGGGCTGTGTATCTGTTACGGGCTGGCTGTTAATTCACAGAAGATGTTAGATGAAGAGGGTTATGTCACTGGAGCGAATCTGAACCCTTGGTACAAGATCAACGCAGAAGCGTGGGCACGAATCAGGATGTATTCCAATGATCTAGGGTTAAGCCATTTAGGCCGCCAGAGATTAGAGGCAAAGAATCCAACGATGCAGGAAGAAATGGAATCTAAATATCTTGGCTGATTACTTCGACAAAGTGGCCGGGCAGCACGCTGTAGATTTCTTCACTGATATGTTGGTTCATGTCAAAGGTGCAGAAGCTAATAAACCGTTCACTTTGTTGTCATGGCAAGAGAAAATCGTCAGGGATTTATTCGGCACAAAGCGAGCGGATGGCACTCGACGTTTCCGCAAGGCTTATATTGAAGTGCCACGTAAAAACGGTAAGTCGTTATTCGCTGCTGGGTTGGCTTTATATCTATTGCTGTGCGATGGGGAAGAAGGCGCGGAGGTTTATAGTGCGGCCAGTACACGGGATCAGGCCAGTCTTGTCTATTCAATGGCCGCTCAAATGCTCCGAAAAAATGAAGTCCTTAGCAAGCACGTTAAAATCCGGGACTCAGTTAAACGCATCAACTACCCGAAGACGGACAGCTTCTATCGAGCCATCGCAGCGGAAGCCGGTCAAGCACATGGATTCAACGCACACGGGATTATATTCGACGAAGTCCACGCCATGCCGGATCGTGAGTTATGGGATGTTCTTGACACGTCCACAGGTGCCCGGAGACAGCCGCTAACGATCGCAATTACAACGGCAGGGTTTGATCGGTCTTCTATCTGCTGGGAGCTTCACAAGTACGCTGATCAGGTTGCATCAGGCGGCATTAAAGACGAATCGTTTTACCCGGTAATCTACAGTGCAACACCGGAAGACGATTGGCGTGACGAAGCCGTATGGGAACGAGTGAACCCCTCGATTGATGTGGCAGTGTCGCGAGACTACTTAAGAGAACAAGCTGCCCGTGCAGAGGAAAACCCAGCATTTGAAAATACATTCAGACGTCTACATTTAAACCAATGGACGGAACAGCAGTCTCGTATTATCTCAATGGCTAAATGGGATTCATGTAAGAGGGAATACAACCGGGCTAGTTTACACGGGCGGGCGTGTTACGCGGGTTTAGATTTAGCCTCAACAATGGACGTGACGGCGTTCGTGTTAGTCTTCCCGGAACCTGACGGATCAATGAAAGTCTTGCCGTGGTTTTGGATTCCCGAAGATAACATCAATGCGCGTGCTGGTTCAGACCAGCGTATGATTAGAAACTTCGCAAGCCGTGGATCCGTGGAAACAACAGACGGAAATGAAGTTGATGTTATATTCCTGGCGGGGCGCATAGCGGAAATCTGTGAACAATACGACGTTCAATATATAGGATTTGATCCGTGGAATGCGGCGGGCGTGACGCAACTAATGAAGACGTATGGAGTTCCGGAGCATACTTTGGTTAAGATGCCACAAACATTCGCAACCTATAACGAGCCATTCAAGAAGTGTCTAAGTTTATTAGGTTCGGGGATGTTCAATCATAATGGCAATGCAGTGCTACGTTGGATGGCTTCTAACGTTGTCCACAGAGAAGATACAAACGGAAACATTAAACCAGACAAAGGCAAGTCTGCTGAGAAAATAGACGGCATTTCTGGTACATTTATGGCAATGGCTTTGCTATTAAAACACGGTGAGGACGTTAGCGCATACGCTGAAACAGGTTCTGGCGTAGTGCTGTTCTAGGCGGAATATGCAGATGGAATACGGCGTAACGGAATACATCGTCAACGCTAACCCGCTGGAAAATCCAAACATTAGCATTCGCGATCCGCGCGTTTGGCAATCCGTGTTCGGTGGTGGAAGTCAGGCCGACTCAGGCGTAACGGTAAGTCCGCGCACTGCGCTAGGCTATCCACCGCTCTGGCGTGCTATTAATCTAATCAGCGGCGATATAGCAAAGCTGCCATTGAACGTCTATCGCAGGTTGCCAGACGGCGGCAAGGAAGTCGATAAGAAACACCCGGCCTATTATCTGCTGAACCGGGAAGCCAGCCCTACACGCGATGCTATGAGCTTTAAAGAAGCACTGGCAGGCAATGCCGTATTGCGTGGCAACGGGTACGCTGCAATCCTAAGAGACAACCGAGGCGCACCGGCAGAGTTACGTATCATGTCGCCTGCCGATACATATCCTGTCGTGACTGATGGCGAGGTGTGGTATGTGTCAACGGCTGACGGTAAGCAATTCAGATTGCCGGGCCGGGACGTCTTCCATTTAAAAGGGTTGTCGGCTGACGGGCTGGTAGGCTACGACCTGATCGATTTAATGCGTGACGCTCTTGGCGTAGGTATGGCAGCACAAGCTTATGGCGCGAAGTTCTTCGGTAATGGTGCCAACGCTTCCGGGATTCTAATGATCCCGCACCATGTGTCAGACGAAAAAATCCGCAACACAATATCAGCCTTCGACTCCATGATCAGCGGCGTTAATAACGCACACAAAGTAGGGTTGCTACAGGACGGCGTAAAGTATCAACAGTTATCTATCACACCGGACCAGGCGCAGTTCCTTGAAACTCGCCAGTATGAAATCCGTGCCACTGTTGCGAATATCACATCATGCCCACCGCATAAGCTAGGTGACGATTCGCGCACGAGTCATAATAGTTTAGAGGCTGAGAACCAAAGCTATCTCGACGAGTGCTTAGATAGATGGCTTCGTAAAATAGAAATGGAAGCATCACTCAAGCTGCTTTCTGAGAACGAGCGCCGCAACGATACACACTTTATTGAGTTTAACCGTAACGCACTGTTGCGAATGTCATCACAGGACCGGGCTAACTATTACGCTAAGTTGCAGGAACATGGTTCACTAACTGTCAACGACGTTTTGCGTGCAGAGAATCTTCCAACGATTGGCGAGAAGGGTGATAGGCGATACCGTCCAGGCAACCTATTAGAAATTGGCGAGGAACCTGACACGTCAGAAACTGAACAGGTAACGCAAATCGTTCCCGAACCACCGCCAGCTCCTGAACCCGAACAGCCTAACGATAGGCTTCTGAATATCTTTGTAGATTCCACAGTCGAAAAGGCGCTTGCCGTGGAACGTGACAGGGTAACGAAGGCCGCAAAGAACGAATCGAACTTCATTGAATGGGTTGATGCCTACTATCCGAAGTGGGTTGAACACAACGCGAGTACACCTGAACTGGCTGCCGCATATCTGGCGCATGCCAAAGAATCAATTGCATCACTGTTAGATGTAACCGGATGCTGTACACAGACTGGTTTACCTTCTGCCGTGGCTGATTGTGTAGCCACATGGACAGACCGCGCAGGCACATTGAAATCAAACATTTTAAGGACTGATACCGATGACTGACATTAA